GCGTCACGTTGCATAATGGTGTTCGCGGTGGCGGCGCTCGTTGCACCGTGGACGCCTGTTGTGGCTGCGGCGTGGGAGTTGATAGTGTTTTGGGCGGTAGAGGCGGCGGTGGTGGCAGAATTTGCGGTATTTTGCGCATTCTGCGCCGCTGTGAGCGCCGCATCCGTCTCTGCTTTCCGCGCCACGTCGTCCGCTTCCGATGGCGTGCCAGCTTTGAAGCGGCCGGCGGGGTCGCGTTGGACGAGCGTGTTTGGTGTGGCGGCGGAGGTGGCAGAATCTATTTGATCTAAATAATTATTTATATTTCTAACACCACTTCCATCTGTTTTTACTACAACAGTATCTTTATTCAGTTGAGCCATAACAGTTATTTAAAACCCCCTTATAAAAAATTACGCACTATTTTCAGTACAAATTCCTTTAATATGTATTTTTCCTTCCATATCAATTTTCATTTCAGTTGTCAAATTATTATCTTCAATAAGTTCTTTTGTGTAAATATTTAAATCAGATCCAACATAGGCACGATCTACATCCACCCATATGTTTTCAGTGTTAAAAATATCATTAAAGAAAATAGCACAACTTTCATCTTCACCCCAAGACACATCTAAATCATATTCAGTGTTTTCATCTATCTCAACTGTGTCATCCCATGCTTCAAGAATTTCAACAAACTCCTTGGAAATATTGATGTTTCCATTACTATCTAAACTCATAAACTTTGCCATAAAATCACCATTTTATTTTAATATTTTGATTTTAATAAAATCTATCATAAAGTTGCCTACTCATTTCAGTATTAGTGTGTATATAAAATCTTTTTGTTATATCTGACTTTGTATGACCTAAAATATGTTGTACAAAATCCAACGGCGCTCCTTTCTCAAACATATGACTTGCAAGACTATGCCTAAAACGATGAGGATATACACTTATATTCATTCCTGCTCTTTTTGCAACTCTTTTAACCACATATCTCAACTGTGCTATTGAACTTCTTCTTTTTGGATTTCTTTCTGTAACAAATAGCGCCTCACAATCATCATTTCTAAATTTTAAATAATTATGAATCCATATCTTGCATTCTGCATTGAAAAATACTTTTCTTTCTTTATCGCTTTTTCCATTAACAACAATAACTCTATTTTCAAAATCAATATCATTTTTATTTAACTTATGTATTTCTCCGATGCGACTTCCTGTTGCATACAAAATTCTAATTAAAGCATGTTCTATAGGTTTTTTACATGCACTTTTTAATATTTCAACTTCTTCCCTAGTTAATAATTTTGGGATTTTTGATCCTTCTTTGGGTTCTTTAAGTTTACTTGCAGGATTAATGTCAATATATCCTTCATCTAAAGCCCATCTGTATAGTGACTTTAAAAATCTAACACGGTGTCCTATACTTGACGGCTTCAATCTTTCATAATCTTTTGACAAATAATCTTTTAATTTTTCATATGTAATTGTGTTAATGTCCACATCACCAAAATATCTAATTAATAAATTAGCTTGTAAACGATAAGCTGTTAGTGTTTTTGGGGAATAACCCTGAATCTTTTTATCTTTTTCATACAATAAAAATGCTTGTGATATAATCAACTGTGCGATACCTCCATTAATTTATTTTAATCAATGATTATGGTATCACACAGTTGATAAATAATCAATATTTTGCCTTTAAATTATCATCCTATCGAACTTCGTTAGTTAAAGATCATGAAATGATTCCCTGAGCTTTCCATGCGTCGAAATGTGTATGCCATCCCATCAAATCGTCAGGATCTACAGCTTTTAGAGTTTCCGCTGTCGGAGGAATAGCAACAGAACCAAAGGTGACCGAAAACCATGCAACGGATGATTTCACGGGTTGTTCTCCATTCATGAAAGTAAATGCGTCGGTTAGAGTACCATCGATGTTCACCCAACCATTAGGGATGATTTCAAAATTTTCGCGTATCCATTGGTTCATTTATGATCCCCTCCCCTTATACCAAGGTCAAGTAATATCCTTCGGCAATAACTTTATGAGCAACACTATCACTGTTAGCGGCTTCCAATTTAAAACCGAAAGGGAACTCCAATGGCCTTGTTAAACGAAAAGCATATATATTGTTTGTGGAGTCATATTTCTGTAAGTCCCAGAGATAATTACCGCCGCTATCGTTTAACATTTTTACTGATACACCTGCTCCCTTTGCCCATCCGCCAATAGTAACATCAGCAACAAATAAGTTGCTATAAGTTCCATCCGGTTTTCTTTTGGACAAATTAAACCGCAAGATGTTAACGGTACTATCAACCGCAATTGAAACATTTTCAAGGATTGCTGCTTTTTGAACATCGACAATAGTTTCTGTTGTCGAAGCCGCCAATGGTGTGACTCCCTTGTTGTAATCAATAACGCCAGAATCTTTCGCTTTACTCCCCGTTAGTTGAACTTGTGGTTTATAATTACTATTTGCACCTGTAACCCAATCAGAAATATTTTTCCATAAATCTCTCAAATCACTTAGTTTAACTATAGCCATCCAAAACCCTCCTATAAATTATCCTGTATATATAAAATCCAATGTATTTGTGGTGGAATTAAAACTAATTTTAAATTTTCCAAACACAACAGTATTACTTTCAATTTCTGCTGATGAATTTCTTTTAACAATCTGATTAGCTCCATTTCCACTATTTAAAGTTAAAACTGGATCTGTAGCCGTTCCAGAAACAGATATATCTGAATTTGCCGAAGATATTGTTTTAATAGTGCCTTGCCCATCTTCTCCTTTTGCCGCTACCAATACCCAATAATTAGTATCCGTTGGAGGATTTCCTATTGAATCTTGAATACAACGATATGTAGAACCGTTATACTGAACTTGGTTATTTACAACATAAGAAGTTGCTGGATCATAAACACCTTTATAAACATAAGTATTTACAATATTGTTTGCTGCCGCAGCAGCATTATTTGCATTGGTAGCTGCATTATTCGCGTTTGTTGCTGCCGTGTTAGCACTTGAAGCAGCGTTGTTGGCATTTGTAGTTGCTGTATTAGCACTATTAACGACAGATTCAACGCTTAATAATTTTTGCCAGTATGTTGTGTCTGTTAAAGGTTTATTAAAATTTCCATCTTGAAGGCTTTGATATATATTTAATTGATTACTGTCTACAACTGTATCTCCATAAACATAAGTTATTGAAGTAGAATAAGTTCCCATCCACCTAAAACCAGTGATCTTTGCCCAATATGTTGCATTTGTAGGCGGGTTCCCCGTTGTATTTTGGATACATATATAAGTCGAACCTTGATAATAAACAATATTCCTTACAACGTAAGAAGTGGAGGCACTATAATTCCCCTTCCAAACCAAAGAATCCCCTACTGACTTAGCATAGTCTCCCTGTGTCTTAGCATAATCGCCTTGAGTTTGGGCATATGTTGCTTTTGTATCTGCATTAGTGGCCGCTGAATTTGCGTTTGCTGCTGCGTTGTTCGCATTTGCAATTGCAGCTTGAACACTAACGGTTAATTGCCAATATGATGTATTTGTCAATGACTGATTCAAATTATTATCTGCAACACTGATATAAACATTTTGATTTTCACTATCAACAACAATATCTCCATAAGCATAAGTTGTACTGGTAGAATATGTTCCCATCCACCTGTATCCTGCAATTTTAACCCAATATGCTGTATTAGTCGGAAGGTTACCAGTTGTATTTTGAATACACATATAAACTAACCCTTGATAACCAACTATATTTCTTATAACATAAGAAGTAGCAGGGTTATATAAACCTCTCCATACTAATGAATCTCCAACGCCTTTTGCATAATCTCCTTGAGATTTTGCATAATCTCCCTGAGATTTTGCATAATCGCCCTGTGATTGCGCATAATTTGCTTTATTATTAGCATTCGTTGCAGCATTATTTGCATTGGTAGCCGCATTATTAGCATTCGTTGCAGCATTATTTGCATTGTTTATAGCAGGTTCAACGCTTATAATTTTTTGCCATTTCGTTGTGTCTGTTAATTGATTATTAATATTATTGTTAATCAAAGAATAATAAAGATTGTAATTATTTGAATCACTAACAACATCTCCGACATAATATGTTTTTGATGGAGAATAGATTCCATCTGCTCTAAACCCTGTTAGTCTCCCCCAATAAGTTTCATTTGGTGGGTCGTTTCCTACTGTTTCTTGCAATGCAATATAAGCTACTCCATTATAAGTTACAATGTTAAATCGCTTATATGTTGTTGTGTGGCTGTATTCACCTAAAAACACAAATTCAGAAGCAGCATCAATTATATCCGATAGTCTTTGAACAACTTCTCCGTCTTGCTCCTTTGTCCATATTCTTGAAGCAGGAATAATTGCTTGACCTCTTCCGTAATAAGTGAATGAAAGTGTTTTGCCTTCAGCAGAAGGATTAAAAGTTACAATTCCAACAGTATAATCAACATGAAACTCTAAATCACTCGGTTCTTTTCCTTCAACTTCAAAATATATTTGTCCTGTATTTGGATCTCTTACTTGAACACGTTCTGTTGGATCTGGTATTTCATTTAATAAAACTTTTGAATTTATAACTTTGTATAAAATATTTATATACGGAACAAATGGGTCATCAGCAGTTCCAGAACGTAATTCATAAATGATTGGGTCTTTGTATTCAAAAATATTTGACATGCTTTGCCTCCTTTTACGGAATTGAATTAAGTGAATTTATAAGACCGTTAAATTGTGAAGCATAAATGATATCTCCACTATTAACAGTATTTGGCGGTGGTATTGGCGGACTCATTTCACCGATACCAAAAACAGCTTGGTTAAAAATCCAATATGCTACTGGTTCTCCTTGGGAAACTGTGTAAAAACCATATGGATACATATCTTTATATGCTCTAAATTGATCTATTCGGTCTGTAAACATATTCCAATCGTAAGCACTTATTAAAAAAGGTGAACCCGGAGAAACCGTTGTAGACCAATAAAAATTTAAAGGTCTTGTAGTTACGGTTGCTACACCAGCATTGAACCATCGACCTTCTGCTGGTGTTTGAACAAAAGCATACACAACATATGTTACTCCGGGTGAAAATCCACTTGCTGTTCCCCAAGATGTTGAATACTGGTATCCGGGCGGTGGCGGAGGATAAACAGCGCTCCATATTTCTGACGGAAAAAATTGTTGACCATCAATGACTGGTTGTGGCCCTATGCCTGCCATTACATAAGAAGCAGAGTCCCACAAGTTGCTTAGACCACTGATAAACCACTGGAAACCATAAGACCCTACACTTGTAATCTGTAAATATGGCATGTTAAAAAGCACCTCTTTGACAAAAAACAAAAACCCTGCTGTTTAATGAAAGGTTTAGAGATCAACACATCATTTTTTAAAAACAAAATATTGACAATTAAATATAGATACTATATAATTTTAATATTCCAAATTTTTCTTAATTGCAATATAATACAAAGAAAGGAGTGATCAAAAATGAGAATACGAAAACACTTACTTGTCGGAATTTTAACTGGATTTTCTTTAACTTTCCCATTCACTTCTTTCGGGGAAGAAGCATTACAACGAGTAGATGCTTATTTACGTCCTGATTTTAACGTGTCTCTAAATGGACATAAAATCGAATTAGAAAACCCTCCTGTTATTATTAATGGAAATATGTACCTTCCGTTAAAACTAATTGCTGAAGCAACTGGTTTGAATGTTAATTGGAATAGTCAGACAATGACTGCTGAACTTAGCAGTTTAAAATTTAACGAAAACAATCCAAATTCAAATATTAATCAAAATGATCTAAGAAAGGATGTTGATCAACAAGTGACAGATGAACAAATTACAACAATTGAACAAATACAAGATATTTTATTAAAACGGAAAAATATATCATATGATGAATCATCAAACACTGGAATATATATCATGACTGACGAAGAGTATCAAACATATAAAAGAATCGTTAACCGTGATGTTCAATTAAAATATTGTATGTCGGTTCTGAATCAATTCGGAATTGAATACAAACATGCTTTTAACACAACTGAAAAGTCAATATCTTTTAGTATAAAATTTATTTATAAAGATAAAATCGTATTAATTTTTAAAGATTTGGGCTCAGAAAACGATAATCAAAATCTAAATCTTATTTAAATTATGCAAATCTAGCAGGAACGTTTAGCCCGGTGACGGTAGCATAAGAAAAATCCACAAGGCCACGAAGACTTACAGGGCTACCAGAACCGGCTTCTATTATTATTGAACCAATAGTAGAAGTTAATTGTATAGTTCCTGCAACTTGCGCTAATTCTCCTCTATATTGTCCAAGATAATAAAATGAAATAGAAGAAAAATTATTGCTTTCTAATACAACACCATGATATTGATTACTTGAGTTATAAGATTTCATTCCGCCGCTATCTATTACAATACGATTACTATTTGGAAAATTAGTTTGTAATACCGATCCAGTAATTGTAGCACCAGTAATATTCGGAGATATTATGTTATTTCTATCAATAAAAGTTCCGCCTGTATAATTACCAGATACTATTTGATAAGCAAGATTTTGTGCATAGTTAGCAGCGTTTTGAGCAACCGCAATATCAGGATCGCTGTTTACATTGTTCCAATTTATAGTTCCACCCGTCATATTTATATTACCGCTAATATTTGCACTATTAGCAGTCATATTACCTTGACTATCAACAATAAATCTATTATTTACATTTATGCTTGTTCCTGATATTGAACCTCCATTAATAGAAGAACTATTAATAGATGAACTATTTATTTGTCCAGTAAAAATTCCATTGTTGGCAACCATATCACCATTTAACCCCACTCTAAAGGGAGCAGAGTTAAAATTGGCATTCCCCGCCCACAACCCATAGGCTGGATCAAATTTCAATACACTATTACCACTACCTATTGTCATTGAACTTCCAACAATCTGACCATTATTAAAACCGCTGTTGTTAATAGTTGCATAATTTGCAGTTAAACTATTCAATACAGCATTCCCATTCATGTCTACACGAAAAGGTGCATTTCCAAAAACCTGATTGCCTAACCAAATTCCTTCATTTGTTGCATGAAAAGATTGATTTCCGCTTCCAATATGTAAATGAATACCATTTAATGCTCCTGCATTAATCGCAGAAGCATTAATCCCTGTACTTGTAATCATCGTAGTTCCTAATTCGCTTGTAATCTGTATTGCTCCATTTTGAACATACAAACCGCGATAATCCAAACGAGCAAATTTATTAGGATCGCTTGTATATGCTGTAATCCCAGAATTATCCATCAAGATACTTGTTGGCAAAGGAGCATTTAAACGTAAATCTTGTCTTAATGTTGTATCCTTTGAATTTGAATAGTTCTTTGCTATATTTTCAACACTGTTCCAATAATTTGCCGATTGAATCACCAAATCAGGAATTTTTTCTCCATTATCTCCAAGAATAATCTGGTTTGCTCTTAATTGGACAAATTGACCTAAAACACCGCGAACGGTTTCTGCTACTATATATTCAGGCGTAATTGCCGTTTTCCACGTATTTCCTCCATCCGATGTCAAAGCCATAATTCCGTGTTGTAAAATTAATTGTTTGTTTGGATTATTTAAATCATATACACGTATACCTTTACGTGAAATTTCAACCGTATTATTATTTGAGGCAACAATTTCTCTTTTCGCCGCATCCCATGTATTATTTATAGTCTGATAAATATCCGAAGTAAGTAAAATATTGTCATCAATCAAATACTTCCGATTGTCAAATTGCGTCGAAGAAGAAATGACATTATATAAATTCTTTATAAATCGCTCATAATCAGTAAGAATTTCTTTGAAATTACTTATAACTAAATTAACGTCTCCAGTTTCATAATCAAAATCTATTTGAATTATTTTTGCACTAATATTAATTCCTAATGGTTCATGTTTAATATAAATTACATTTCCCAAACCAATTTTGTCCCAATTGCGTTTTTCATCTAATACTTCAAACAAGTTTACAATTGAAATTTCTACTTTTAGTTTAGGTTCTTGTAATTTTACAAATTCTTCTTTTGCCGCTTTGAGTAATTCTTCTGGATCGTCAATATATTCATTTACATATTCTTGCACAACAATGTGAGGATTAAGTTCTAATAATTGATTTTGGGTAAAATTATTTTCTACAGACAAATCATTCTTTAAGTTTTGAATTTGCTGATTTACATTATTTATTTGAGCCTGAATTCCATTTATTGTTGCTTTCTGATTGTCAATCTCTGTCTGTTTTGCATTCTTTTGAGCAATATAACCTGATGGATCTTGACCGCTTGCATTTGCAACACTTATATTGTCATCTATAATTGCTAATTCGTTTTCTAATTCATCAAGTACATTTTGCTGACTTGTTAAAATTTCTTGTAACGACTTTAATTGACTTAATAAACTATTAAAAGTAGGAGTATAATTTTCTAATTTATTTTGGTATGCAATTATTGCTCTTGCTAAATCAACCGAAATATCTCTTGGAGGATTTACAACTGTTCCATCCGGCAACTCATGAAAAGGATATAAAATGCTTGAAAAATTCTCTATATAGTTTGTTCCGGCAGGATTAACCGAATTTATTGAAATTCCATTTTTTCCGAAAACCTTTAATCTCGTACAATACTCAGAACTTGTTTCTTCGTAAGAAATATGTCTCAACAATTTCCCATAACCAACAGTAAAACCAGTATCAACTCCAATATTTTCTATCTTATACATTGATACCTTTCTGTTAATTGTGTCATAAACCAAAACTCCATTAAACGTTTCTGCAATCTGAATTAAACAATCCAAAACGCTACCGCTTAATTCAAATTGTCTATATTTAATCAAAAATTCAGAATCAATATAATCTACTGTCCATAATGTTTCACTTAAAACATCGTTCATTACCGCAGCAGCATTTACAGATGTAGCCTTATAATCTTTAATAGATTTATCTTTTAATTCTATTCCTAAACTATAACATTGTACTTCTTTATATTCTCCATCATCGTCCATAACTTTTGTTATTGTATGAATAACATAGTATTCTATATAATTTCCTTTTATAAATTTAATTAATCTCCGATTACTTATTTCTTCGATAAATTTATTAATCACAAGTTGATGATTTCGTTCTACGAATATTGGAGCCTTTAATGTTAAAGTGTTTATATTGCCCAAATATAACTGTTGTCTGATTTGATATGTACCACTTAAAATTCCTAACTCTGTTCTTTCTAAATTGTTTTTACACAATATTATTTCGGGTTTTATAGTTTCATTAAAAATATCCTGATCAATCAATATTTCACCCCCTTATTGCAAAAACACATATTGATAAGTAAACTTTATCTTAATTTGTCCTTTAATAATTAATCTGTTCGCCCCTGTTGTAAACCAAAGAAAAATACTATCATTCGACATATTTCTAATCCTATAAGTTAAAGGAATATTGGTTTCAATATCTTTGTTTTTGCAATCTATAGTCAAAAGTTCATTTGTTTCTAATCCAGAAAATTCAATCTTTTTTCCTGTTGATGCATTAAGTATACTAAACGAATTACTATTCAATGTGTCAACCTCTATTGTTGGATAACAATTTAAATCTCCATTATTATAAATAGTTACCATTGTTCCTTCCGATGGATTGTTTTCTAGTTTAAATATTTTATTTATATAAGGAGAATAACTATATGGACTATTACATCTAAATGTCAAATTGACATACCCTTGATTTAATCCGTTGTGTATTAAGTTTGGACTTTCAACAACCAAAGCATAAAAAATACGATCAATATTTGTTGTAAAATAAAGTGGTTGATAGTATGGTTGATCTGTCAACCATTTAGTTACTTCACGTATTTTTTTATCATCCCATTTGTCTTCAAATGCAAATGAAACTGGAAACTGTAACGGAGAATACTTTACATAATGAAAATATGGTTCTTCCCTTCCTCTAATAGATGTTTCAACTATTTGTCTTTCTGCCGCAAAAGGTTCTTCTAACATTTCGTTACCTATTTGCACATTAAAAATACCCATATGATCCGAACGTATTCCAGCATATGAAAAATAAAGTGCATTCTTTATTGTCATACAATCACCTCTAACAAAAGAAGGGAAGAGAGTTAGAATCTCTTCCCTAAGCGTTGCATTCCTTTAACTACTTCGTTAAATACAGTTTTTCCACCCTGAACATTTCCTTCAACTCTTTCAATGTTCATACTAATATGATAATGAATATCTCCAGCACCAGAAGTAGCGAATTTCGGTTGTATTGTATTGAAATTAGGTATTCTAATATTTTTTATAATATCTCTCGTTATGTTTACAACTTTGAGTATATTTGATGTATCAAATTTATTTAATACTAATTCTTTCTCGTCTAACCATGCTAATTTAGGGTTTTTACCGAATGCCGGAGTTATTCCGCCAGTATCGAATCTGATAATATTTCCTTTTAGAATGTCTTCATAATTATAGTCAGGAAATCCGTATTTGTTTCTAAGATAATTATTTCGATTATTTAATGCTACTTGTTCTGGAGTATCCATTCTCCCTGTTTGCTCATATATCTCTTGCCATTTTATTTTGTTTCTAACATATTCATCGTGGTCGATTTTTGTTTGATTTTGATTACCAGTTTGCGGTTGAGTAGTCATAACTGAATTAATATTAATTCCATTATTAGCGGGATTATAGTATCCATTTCTCAATGAATTTAGCAAATTTATTGCTTGTTGCAAATTACTTATTACATTGCTCGTTAAGCTGCTCCCGATATTTTGAGTCATATTAGAAACTTGACCCATTAAATTAAATAATCCTTGTTGGACAGAATTAAAATGTCCAGCAAGTATTTCATTTTCCATTTGTATGTAATATTGGTCATTATTTAAAATATCATCCCAATATTGTTGTATAGCGTCTTTTTGTTTATTTAACGAATCAATAAGATTTTGATTCTTTTGATCTTCAGCATTTTTTGCAGCGTCAACTTCTTGTCTTTTCTTATTAAGTTGATCTTGTAACGATTGTTTTCTAAGTTCCCTTGATCTATTTTCTTTCATTTTTTCAATATCTTCTAATCTGTCTGCAAGTTGTTGCTCTAATTCTTTACGTTTAGCCGCTGCTTCATATGAATCATCTAATAATAGCGCGTTTATCTGAGACTGAATATCTTGTGCCTCTTTTTGCGCTCTGGTTAATTCAGATTGATAATCTTCTTCTGCAAATTGTCTATCTAATAATTTCAATTGTTCATTTATGGCATTTTCAAATCTATTTAATTCATCATCAAGATTTTTGACTACTTGCTCATGTCTCTTGTTTTCTGCCTCAATTACACTGTTAATACGTTTAAGTTCTGATTCTCGAATTGCTTCTTGGGCCTTTTTATAAGAATCAACGACTTTTGAGGCCACATTTCGAGCAATATCATTTATTGAATTCACAATATTTGCTTGTGACAGGATTGATTGTTGTAATTGTTCGTTAAAATTCTTCCATTCTTCAGCAGTTAGTTTTGTATTTGCCATTATTTGACGAATCATTTGTTCATGGTTTTTCTCTGCCTGTAGTTGCTTATTTAATAAATCTATTTGTAAAGCCAATTCATTAGAATATTCTGCTGTTCCTTCTCTTAATAATTTTAATCTTGCTTGCGACAACTGAAGTTGATAATCAAAACCTTTTACAGCCTCAGCGGTTTCATTTATTTGAGATGTCAGTATTTTTAGATTACTTTCAGTAATGGCATTTTGAAAATCCCACCACGAATTTGACAACTCTCTAATTCGATCATTTAAAATTTTAGTTTGTTCTATTGTGAGATTACCATTTGCTAACTGCTCTCTAAGCGCTTCAGCTTCGTTATGAACTATATCTTGCTTCTGCTTTAATAATTCAATCTGCTTTTGTAATTCATTTCTATATTCTTGAGAAGTTTCATTGAATTTTTTGGTTTCTCGGTTTAATTCTTCAATTTGCTCATCTATATCTTCTAATTTCCTTTGAGTTTCATCCTTCAACAATTTATTAGTTTCTTCGAAAATACTATTAACATTTCTTAAAGATTCTTTAAAGTCATCAATCCAACTCGCTGATTTTTCATTTATTGCTTTATCTAAGTCTTCAAACAATTGAATATAGTAGTTAAATAACTCTTTTCTATTTTCAAGCCCTTGTTTTTGTTGTTCAAGTTGCGCTTTTATGGAATCAGATGTTTCACGACCAATTCTGTTATTCAAATTGTTTAATTGTTTTTCTAAATTATTTGCATAATTAGCTATTTCTTCTTTTGATATATCTTCTATATTCCTACCTTGTCTAAAATCGGAAAAGTATTTGTCAAATTCAGGAATGATTTCATTTTCACGCATTGAACGAAGTTGTTCTGCAATCTCATGATATTTACTCATTCGTTCTTCGAGAAGAACGTTTAATTGTTTCTCAAGTTCTATTCTTTTTGGAATATCGCCTTGAGTGTCGGCAATATCCATTTGATTTTTAGTGTCTAAAATTTGCTCATTTAGTGATTTTAATTGGTTTTCTGCGTCTTGGATCTGTTCTTTGAAAGTTGGTAACAAATTAAGGATTCTATCTATAAAAGTTCGTTCTTTAGAGGAACCAGAACCACTAGAAGTTCCAGCTTCCCTAAGTCCAATACTCGATGCTTGTTTTAATGCCTCTATAGTTTTTAAATATTCATCTAACTTATCAACATTAGCCAAAGTTCTTAATCTTTTATCTCTTTCTACCATGTAGGCAGCAAAATCAGCGCCGAAACCAGTTCCACTTTCATCTATCATGGAATTGATTTGAGTATTCAAATCATCNAATTGTAGTAATAATTCTGCCTTTGCTTTTCCTACTTCTTTAATACTTTGTATTTGAATNCCATACATTTCAAGTTCNGCATTCAAAGCGTTCCTCATTTTTTCAAGTTCTTGTTCTCTCATGTTTAAACTATCTTGGAACGCTTTAATTTTTGCGTCTCGTAACGCTTCTACTGCCTCAATGTTTATTTTTATCTGACCATTTTCAACACTTATAGCATTTACAAGTTCTTTTTCTTGTATAATCATTTTGGCTATAGAGTCTGCACTTAATTCTCTTCCGTTTTTAACGTCTTCAATAAGTTTATTTAATGATTTTACTTCTTCGGAAGCATTATCATATGATTTGGATAAATCTTCTAATTGTTTTTCAAAATTATAAATAACATTACTTACTTGAGGAACTACTTTAAGAAGTTCTATAAATTGATTTGTGAAATTTTCTAATGATTTTGTAGCAATTCCTGATAAATTTACATTTGAAAATAGTTTTTCAATCCCACTTTTAATTTCCGAAACAACATAATCAATTTGATTTTTTATATTTTTATCAAAAGGATTTTCATTTAATTTCCTTTTTAATTCATCATATTGTTTAAATAAGTCATTTAATCCGCCACTTGAAAGCATATTTCGAATTGCATTGTTAAATATCCTAATTCCTTCTGACGGATCAATATTCGACATTGATAAAGATTTAGCAAGTTCCTCTGATACCCTTCTTGCTTGATCGGTTAAAGATTTACCATTATCTTCAAGTTCATTTTGTAATACTTTGAAATAAGATGAAGAAGTTTCTGAAATATTTTTGCTTGCTTCTTGTGCTTTTTCTTGATAGTATGATAAATTTTTATAGTAGCCTTCTAAAACCCTATTTAAATATGCTAGATCATTTGTCTTAATTCCAGTCAATAACGTTACCGGGCCAGTTATATTACCAGATAATCTATTATTTATATTATCAATAACCCTTTGAACTTCTTCTGCTTTTTTTACATAATAATCATAATCTTTATTATATTCCTTTAAGTTTTTATTTATTTCGTTACTATTTCCTATAACCTTATTCTTGAGAAGTTCTTTTTCTAATCTATTTTGTTCTTCTAACTGTTTAATCCTTATTTTTATTTGTTCAGTATTGTCAGCATACGCTTCCCCTTGTGCATTAATTCCAGTTGCAGAAACACCGTACAATCGAACCAAATCTTTTTCAATCTGGCTCATTTTATTAAGTTCTTCTTGTGTTTTATTAGTTTTATTCCTTAGTGTATCATATTCCTCTGATAATTTCCTTAACCCTTCTAATTGGTCAGTTATTTTTGTTGTATTTTCATTATATGTATCTACTATTTTAGACAAATTGTTTTTTGCTTGATTCGAAGAAGAAATTAGTCTTGTTATTAATTCTATCAAACCAGCAACCGCAACAGATATACCAAACGTAATAGTTGCTTGAAAAGCCGCTGCTGCAATTCTTGCAACATTAATAGAGGTTGCCAATGTTCTAAAAGATGTTGACAAAGTGTTTATTGAAATATTTCCTGCAACAATAGCACTTGTCATCTTTGCTGTTGTTCCAGTAAAAGTTAAAATTGCAGCAGTAGCAATTCCTGCAATCGTCGGTAAAAATCCGAAGGTATCAAAAAATTTGGTTAGTAAACCAAGTGTCTGAGTTAATAAACTGATAATACCAGCAAATAAATCTTTTAATCCAGATTCGCCTAACGTATAGGCGAATTCTTGCCATGCAGATGTGAGAAGATTAATTTTCGCTTCTAATGATTGCATATAACGCTCATTTTCTCTCATTGCAGAACCTTGAGAGTTCATAGCGGTTTCGGTTGCTTTTACTGCTGTGTCCCAGTTGTTCATTAATGCTAAGACAATCTGTTACTTTCATCGCATTAGCGACTACTGACTACAATTATTCATTGTAGCGGAAATGGTTCTTCCAAGAGTGTCTTTACACTCGACCATTTCTCTCTATGTTTCCATAGAGTTCAGACTGTAACTTCATCCCATTAAGGGAGGCCATCGTTCAGTCGTTACGGATTCTGATTTATACATATAATCTAATATTACTAGGCTGAATTAGTAATATTAGAAATTTCATAAATAATTCCATCTAATTTTTTTATTATTTTATTTTTATCTTTTTCTTCTAATAAATTATATAATTTTGAAACATGAATCAACTCAACTTTATGTGGAACATTTGAAATATGATTTCCTCTTAAATATATTATTTTTAATTTTTTACAATAAGGTAGATACTTTTCAAACGTCCCATCATGAAACGCCGTCCAAGAACTTATTTTGCAATCTGCCCAAATTTTATTTTTAAATTGAAAATCTGGACGAATACTTTTTCCATCAACTTTAATTACTTTATTATATTTATACTTTATTTTTAACTTATCTATAATTTGTTTTACTATTTTTTCAAACATCGTTCCTAAATTTTGAATATTATTTATAGTAAGATGATCCAATGGATTTAGCCCAAGTTCTAGTATTACATTTTCAATAGAACCAAAATATTGATAAATGCCAAATAATAATGCAGAATCATATGATCTTAAATTAGATGTGTTTATTATATTTCCTTCTTCATAAAATTTTTTAACCTGTTCTAAAATAAAATCTTTACTAAATTTTCTTCTTGAAGGAATATAATTAAATCCTAATAAATTAATTAATTCATTCCATCCTAAATCAAAATGACTTGTAGCTGCCGACACAAGCGCTGGATCTATATGTATCATATTTGTATAATTTAAATTTATACCTTCATTATAATATTTTTCTATTTTATTTTTTATTTTTTCTTTATCCCATACAACTAAATCTCTTTCAAGATTATAATATTCTAGAGCATTATTCACACTACCAAATTTTCTTATTAAAGCTTTTTCAAGTCTTAAATCGTTAAATTCAGTTCTCATTGCATTAGTTGTTAATCTACCTATTTGTTTTAAATAATTCAATCTTTCAATTATTTCCTGTTCAGTAAGAGGTTCTTTTTTATAGTAATTATGTTCTATATTTAACATATTGCACAAATTTTTTATATTTTTAAATCTTTTTTCTATTCTATAAATTAATAAAGGATCTTCATTTCTAATATCCTTATATCTTATACTTTTACCATCATAATATCTTTTTAAAAAATGATAAATTATCCATGCTTCACTGATCTTCCTCATTGATTCAACTCCCATTTTAAAAATATTTCAGCCAATTTTAATATGTATAAATCAGTCTTTCCTCGGTATCGCCCTCGACTTTACGTTAGGGGTTTCACCGATATAGATGGCTTTTTCATCTTATATTACTATAAGAGGAGGCACCAACTTTACCTCGTCAACTGGTATCTTCCAGCAATTACCACCGCTAAATCTTGTTTTTGAGCATTTGTTAATGTATTCCACTTTGCCGCAAGATCAGAAAGAACATCTGAAACCTTTCTGCTTTCACCAGCAATATCTCTTGTCTGAACACCTATTTCTGCTAAAGCTTCCGCTGCTTCATCTGCATAAATCCTAGAAAATGTTGACTTTAACATATTGCCAATTACAGAACCAGACTCACGGGTAACTTCAGCAATAGCAGTCGTATACCCTGTTAATTGCTCAAGTGAGGCTCCATAAGTTTCCGCAGCCGATGAAGCGTGAGACAAACTATCTGCTAACTGTCTAACAGTAACCGCATAGTTATTGTCAGTTTCATTTAAAACGTCAACAATTCNAATNGAATCTTTTGCTTCTATGTTGAATGCGGTCATTGCGCCTATTAANTCNTTCATNGCTTCTTCTGGNNTTAAATCAGAAACNTTGGCTGCTAAGACGCTTGTGCGAGTTAAGTCTAATGCTTCCTGGGCGCTGTAACCAGCTTGTGTTGCCATAATTAGAGCATCATTAACGTCCGTTATCTTTTGCCCTAATTCTGTAGCAGTATTTATTGCTCCTCTGAACATTTCTTCAATGTTTGTTCCTTCGTCAGCAACACGAGC